GTTAATTGTCATACATTATGCTATGCTATTAGCACACTTTGATGGACACTATGGCGAACCATCAATGCCATCTGGGAATTTTGACCAAATGCCATGAAACTACGTCCGAAAACAACTACAATTATGAACTTAAGTGATAACACACTCGGTATTCTAAAGAACTTTGCAGGTATTAATAATTCTATTCTTGTGAAGGAAGGCAACCAACTTCGTACTATCTCAGTAATGAAAAATATTCTTGCTGAGGCAGAGATACCAGAAGATTTTCCTCGTCAGTTTGGAATCTATGACTTAAATCAGTTTCTAAATGGTTTGAGTTTGCATTCAGATCCTAACTTAGATTTTACCGAAGAATCATATCTTACTATTAGTGAGGGTAGAAGAAAAGTTAAGTATTTCTTTGCTGATCCACAGGTTATTATTGCACCACCAGAGAAAGAAATTACACTTCCTACAGAGGATGTTTGTTTTCAGTTAGAAAGTGTTACTTTAGAGAAACTACTCAAAGCAGCAGCAGTTTATCAGTTACCTGATCTATCTGCAGTAAGTGAGAATGGATCAATTAAACTTATTGTACATGATAAGAAGAATGATACATCTAATGAATTTGCTATCATAGTTGGAGAAACAGATTCAATATTTTCATTTAATTTTAAGATTGAAAATATTAAAATCATACCTGGTGCATATGATGTTGTTATATCATCTAAGTTACTTTCTAGATTTGTTAATAGTAAATTGAATCTTACTTACTACATAGCTTTAGAACCAGATTCAACATTTGAGTAATGTATCATAACAACTTCTTTACTGATGAACAATGGGAGTGTATAAGGGTATGTGTGGAAAATGCACCCATACCATATGATATTACAAAAAAGAAAATACCTGCGTCAATATTAGAAAAAATAGGACATTCTAAAAAGAAAAAACAAGAGGGTTTACCTATTGTTAAATACGATTTATCACCATATGGAATTATAGACAATGAATAATGTTGGATTAGAAGTTGTCTTTTGGACAATATTAGCACTTTATCTTTTAACAAAGTTAGGGGTGTTTAAAAAATGATTTTACCAGGTTCTACTGTAAAGGTTACTGATGAAAATTCAATTTACAGAGGGTATGTTGGATGTGTTCAGAGAATACAAGGTAATAAAGCAGCAGTTCTAATGGATAGTCATACTCCTTGGGATAAAATGATTACCTTTAGAATTTCTGAACTTAATGAAGTCACAGAAGGTTTTCAATATTATCCTAAAAAGAAAAAATGAAACTAACACAAGAAATTATTGATAAGATTCAACAGGCGATGTTGCATACCAAAAAAGATGGTAGCATCAACTGGAAAGATGAAGATGAAATAGTAGTACAATTAGCAGGAACATTTGCTGCTGATAGATTTATTGTTATTAAGAACAGAACAAAAGATCCAGTGATATCTGCTGAACCACATCCTTATTTTGATTATGAGAAGAAGGTATTTACAAAAGATGGTAGAGAGGAATATATGAAAGAACAAAAGGAGAATAAAAAATGAGTGAAGAAGAACTTGAGGAACAGATTATACAACAGATAGAGGTTCTTGTAGATGAATTAGGTGGAACTATGTGCCAATCAACAAGGTGTAATAGTATGGGTAGACAGAGTAAAGTTATAGAAATAGAATACAGAGTAGAGACAAAAGAATAAATGAACATCTTTGTAACTGACCCATCACCAACTGTGTCTGCTCAAATACTTCCCGACAAACATGTTGTGAAGATGCCTTTAGAGACATGTCAGATGCTATCAATCGTCTGCTCAGAAAAGTGGGGTCATGGTTATGGTAAATTACACAAGAAAGATGGTTCAGCATACTTTACAGAGAAGGGAGCGTTCCGTCACCATCCATGCACAATATGGGCAAATGAGTCTACTATTAATGCATGGTGGTTACTAGCACATGGACTTGCTCTATGTAATGAATATACACATCGTTATGGTAAAGAACATAGTTGTGAAAAGACATTAGTTGAAGCAACTAAGATTATGCCTTCTGCAGAGTATCCATACAAACCATCATCATTTGTGTTTGCAGGACCTGATCAATTTAAGTATGATAAAAGTATTGATATTTTTACTGCATATAAAAGATATATTGCTTCCAAACCTTGGGCATCAACAAACTATCTTCGTGATCCATCTAGGAAACCAGATTGGTTATCATGAAACATTTACTTTTTGACTTAATAGATTGTCCTCCTGATCTTTTAGATGATGAGGACTTTGTAAGATTAAGTGCATGGAATGCTTCTAAGGAATCTAAATCAGAACTTATAAACATCTCATGTCATAAGTTCAAACCACAGGGAGTTACTGCACTTGCAATGCTTGCTGAGAGTCATTTAAGTATTCATACTTGGCCAGAGAAAGGTGTTGCAAAGTGTGACATTTTTACTTGTGGTGATAAGTGTGATCCACATAAAGCAGTAGAATACTTAGGTAAGGCTTTTAAAGCAAACAAAATAGAAACTGATGCCTTTGATAGATTATTATGAAGGAATTTGATTATGAACTCGATTACAAAACAATTGACTTTTCAGTTGAAGAAAATCGCAAACTTTATCGTATTGGAAGGGGAGAACAAGGAGTGTTATTGGTACGGCCTTACACTAACGATATATGCCGTTATTGGAGATTTGTAAATGAATCTGTTGCTCGCAAATCTGCTAATAAAATCTACTCCATGTTTTGTGACTATAAGGAGCAACGGGATTTTATTGGAATGGATATGGCGAGGAAGTTTCTTGAGATGGGATTTACTCGCTCCCGTAGGTATGCAAATCATCCTAGTGGAAAGAAATACGCTAGAGATGGTTCCGTATCACCGCAGTCGCCAACCGCATTACACTGTGAAAAGTCGCGTTCTGCAAATGTTTTCAAAAGAATGAGAGATAAAGCAGCATATGATGAAAAGTATGTTATAATGAGAAAAGAATGGAGGGCATCTGAATGAACATCTTTGTAACTGATCCTGATCCTGCTAAGTCTGCACAATCATTACCTGACAAACACATTGTCAAAATGCCACTTGAGTCTTGTCAAATGCTTGCAATTGTTGCATCTACAAAATGGGGTCATGGTTTTGGTAAATTACCTAAGTTAGATGGAACACCATACCTTACAGATAAAGGTGCGTTCAGAGGGCATCCTTGCACCATCTGGGCACAAGAAAACTATAGATGGTTGATATCACACGGTCTTGCGTTATGCTATGAATATACGCATAGGTATGGTAAAATACATAGTTGTCAGCATACACTAGAACATGCTGATAAAATCTTTCCACAATCACATGGAGAGGTTACACCTTTCGCACGAGCTATGCCAGATGAGTTTAAATATGACACAAGCATTGACACTATTACTGCTTACAAACGTTATATCGCATCCAAACCTTGGGCTGCATCTAATTATCTTCGTGACCCATCCAGAAAACCGAATTGGTTATAATTAATGAGTGACTTTATATGGGTTGAAAAATACAGACCCCAAACAATTGACGAGTGTATACTCCCCGATCACATTAAAAAAACATTTCAAGACTTTGTAAATCAAGGTGAGATACCAAACATGTTGCTATCAGGCCCACCAGGTATTGGTAAGACCACGGTGGCAAAAGCATTATGTAAACAATTAGGAGTTGACTACTATGTCATTAATGGATCGGATGAAGGCAGGTTTCTTGACACTGTTCGGAACAACGCGAAGAACTTCGCATCTACAGTCTCTCTTACGAGTGACTCGAAACATAAAGTCATCATCATTGACGAAGCAGACAATACCACTTCCGACGTACAACTCCTTCTCAGAGCGTCTATTGAGGAGTTCTCCAAAAACTGCAGGTTTATCTTTACGTGTAACTACAAAAACAAAATTATCGACCCTTTACATAGTAGGTGTACTGTTGTTGATTTCTCGATTAATAAAAAAGACAAACCAACAATAGCAACACAATTCTTCTCAAGATTAACTAATATCCTTGAACAGGAAAAGATTGATACAGATAAGAAAGTTGTAGCACAATTAATAAATCAACATTTTCCAGATTGGAGAAGAGTATTAAATGAGTGTCAAAGATATTCAGTTAGTGGAAAAATAGATAGTGGTATATTAGCAGTATTTTCTGATGTTGCAGTAAATGATCTCATTAAAAATCTCAAAGAAAAAAACTTTTCGGAAGTTCGTAAGTGGGTTGTTGCCAACTTGGACAACGACACTTCTATGTTATTGCGTCGTATTTACGATAGCTTATATGATTCCTTGGAGCATAGCAGTATACCTGCTGCTGTCCTTATTATTGCAAAATATCAGTATCAAATTGCGTTCGTCGCAGATCAAGAAATTAATCTTCTGGCAGCGTTAACAGAAATTATGGTGGAGTGTGAATTCAAATGATTAAATCTTTTGGTTTATTGATTTTAAGATTATCAATAGGAACGATGTTAATACATCATGGATATGAAAAGACAGCAGACATACAAAACTTTGCTGATGCATTTGTAAGACCTATTGGATTACCATTTCCAATATTATCTTCATACATTGCAGCCTACTCTGAGATATATGGTAGTTGGTTATTGATCGCTGGATTACTTACAAGATTTGGTGCGTTAGCAATTATAGGGACTATAACAGTTGCAATATATCATGCGATTGTTACATCTGGTTTTAACATTTATTTGTTAGAACTTCTTATTCTATATTTTGGTGGAGCATTTTGTGTTCTTTGTTATGGTGGAGGAGACTTTGCTATTGATAGATTCCTCAGAAAATTTAGAATAAAATTTAACAGACCACACTTACCTTTTGAATAATGAATTGTTGGCATTGTAACACCGAATTGATCTGGGGTGGAGACCATGATCTTGACGATTTTGAAGATATGGAGTATGATATAATTACAAACCTTACTTGTCCTAAATGTGAATCTTATGTAGAAGTCTATCATAAGATTGAAAACAAATTATGATTTTTTTAGCATGTCCGCCAGTTTATACTTTGCCTGGCACTTGGAGTGATCCAGAGAAAATTGCAAAGTGCAATGACACACTTATACCACACTTTACATTCAATCCTGATTATACTTTTGGTATATCGATTGCAGTGATTACTGTTTTGTTGGCCGCATATGGTATATACAAAGGTTTTTTTGCAAACAAAAACTTAACAGACCCTTGGGATGACCATGATGACTAAATCTTACAACAAATTAAAACATCAAGTGAAATCAAATATGTATTATATTTTCTGGGGTGCATGTACCTTCGCCGTGATGGCAGGACAAATTTATGTCGGCACTGGATATCGTAGTATGTCTAAATCCCTTGATACTCTTGTTGATTCATATGTTAATAGACCAAGAGTTATGCCTGTTCCAAATAGAGATTATGAAATGCCTATTATAAGATGAATCTAAGTGAAAGTGATGCTGCCTATGCAGCAGACCAATTCATCGATTACTTTTCAAACATGGGTCGTATTGATGAATATCTTCGTAATGTAAAATTAGATCGTATGTCAAAGATGCCGACATATCTTCCTGGCTGTGGGCCTGAAGAAGATATGTTTGATGCGTTTGACATGAACCCAAATGACATGGACTTTAAAGTCTATGCTGCTGGAAATACTGATAGTTTCACAAATGAATATTTCAACGAGAGACTACAGATAACAACATCTCATTCGATTGAGAGTTCAATTCCTGGCAAGTCACTCAAGTGGATTGTCATGGAAACAAATACAAAAAAGATAGTTGGATTTATTCGTTTCGGATCTCCCACTATTAACTGTAAACCTCGTAATGATTGGTTAGGAAAACCACCTGAGTTGAAGAGATTTAATCGTCATTCAATCATGGGATTTATTATTGTTCCCACTCAACCATTTGGATTCAATTA